GCTGTATCTACCGCAACGGCGCAAAATTTTTCTGCTTTTTCGTATTTTCCCTATTGACTTTATACTAACGTTAGTATATAATAAGAGCATAAAGAAAGGGGGTGACAAGGTGAAGAAGAAAAAGAAAAAGCCCACGAAATCGCGGGTCGATGTTCGGACCATCGTGATAACCGCAATCGTGGACTTTCTGGTAGGGCTTGCGTTACTGATAATTGATAAGCTGACGTAAGCCGAAACCCCGTATTCTATGGGCGGGTTCACCGCCCACCCATAGAATACACTTTTTCTTCTGAACTGTCAATCATGCTTTTGAAAATCGGAATTTTTTTGATTGCCGTTGCTGTTGTAAAAATCATTGTTTCTGCTATAATCCACTTTAGGCAGAGAAAGGACAAGTGAGTATGGAACACACGATCAAACTTCACACCCGCGAAAACGGGCGCTTCGTTGTGAAGACAGTTGCGACGGATAAATACTTCACCGTCTGCCCGTATCAGGTCGGGGACGACGATTTGGAGGAAGTCGAGGTTCTTTCCGTTTCTGATTTATACCTCATGTGGCAGGAACTTAAAGCGGGTGACAAGTCCTGCGGTGAAAACTGTTGGAAATATCATTTCTACCGCCACGAAATCAAGCCCGAACACGACGAACGCACAGGAAAGCCCATCTTCATTGACTATGTTACCCCCGGCAAGGTATACCGCCGCGGGAACAAGGTATTTTTTAAGGCTGTAACGGAGGATTGAACGCGTATGATGGTAAAAACCTATCTGAACAATCACCCTGAAATCAAAGAAGTTTGGTTGCAGTCGAAAGACAAAACGGGCGGGCCGAATTCCTTTTGCAAATGCAATGTCAATAATTTTGACGATATGAACCATTTCGGCAACTGGAAGATTAAAGGCATAGAAGAGCCGCCGGAACCCGGCGAATTAGTAACGCTGTTCGTTTGATAATCTTGTAAACAAAAAAGCCCGCCGGGGAATGACCCCCGACGGGCTTTCGTTTTTGTCCGAATCGGACGTGTTTAGTTTTCTGCGGGTTCGGTCTGGACGGCCTGCTCTTCGATGCCGACAAGCAGGCTTTCCACGGATGGGGTTTCGATGTAGCCTTTCAAATTCTCATTCGCGCCCCATGCTTTCTTCGCTTCCTCCAAAGCGGCTTCGATCATTTTTTCAATATCGCTGGACGTGAAAAGCAGTTTCAGCACCGCCGGGATTCGCTGATAAATCCAGTCCGCGACGGCGGCATATTTCAGGGAACCCGTACCGCTTCCGAACTGCTTTTCGGCCTGCGTTACAAGGTTGAAAAGGATTTGCTTCAAAATCTTTGTTTCGCCGCGCTTGATAAGCACGACAACCAGCGCGAGGAAAGCGACGATGACAAGCACGCTGTCCCAATTCTTCGCAAGGAATGTAAGAACGTTCATTTCTGTTTCTCCTTTCTATCTGTCAGCCAATGACGGTACAGCCGGATTCAGGGACCCAGCCCAAACCGTCGATGTGTACGCCGCACTTGCGGCCCGTATAGTAATACTTCACTGTGTACGTTCCGTTCACAGTCTTACCTTTTCCGCCGCCGTTGCTGTCGCGGTACAGCGGGCCGGAATACTTCACCTTTGCACCGACGCGCATTTTCGGCGCGGTCGTACCGCTCCCGACGGCCTGCACGTCCGCCGCATTGACCCAGCCGTAAACGGTAGAACCGCCGCCGGGCTGTTTGATAAGGTGCTTTGCGCCCCTTGCAATCGCTGTCACCTTTGCCGTTCCCGGCTTGCAGGCCGCGCCGCTTGCCGCCGCCGCGTTGGTGTAATGGATGTTGCCCGTGAAGCGCACCACGTCGCCCACAGCGAACACAAGCGTCGCCGGGGTGGTAGTTGTGCCGCTGGGCTTTGTCGCGCTTCCTGCGCCGTTCTGTGCGCCGCCTGCGGTGTCGTAGGTGATATACGGCAACTTCCCGTGCTTCGTCCACTTGCGCCCGTTCATGCCGGAAATAGCGCCAATGTTCAGGCACGCCGTCACCTGCACGCAGTTCTTGAAAGCAGGCGAACATTCGATGACCTTTCCGCCGCCGATGTATACGCCGATATGACCGGGCAACCAGACAGCTTCACCCGGAACAATGCCGCTGAAATCAGCGGACACGCCGGAACACTTCGTAATCATGGTGTCGGCCCCCGAATCGGGAACGCCGTTGGAAGCGTACACCGCGCCGCCGTAGGGCTTCGCGGCGTTGCCGTTCCAGCCCCAAAGAACGCCTTTGATAAGGCACACGCAGTCGAACCCGTAGACGGGCGGGTTCTTATTCGCCGCCGCCCGAATCATCGCCGTTCGCGCGGCCTGCTTGTTGTAACTGTGATTTGTGCAATAGCGGGACACGTTCGCGCCTGTCAGGGGCGCACCGAAACAGCCCATGACGTACAGCGTTTTATAGTTGTCCACAATGTTTTGCAATTTGTTGATAAATTCAGACGCTTTCATTTTGCCCGCTCCTTTCGCGTCTGCGGGGCTTGTGGTCCCCGCCGTGGTATTTGAACCGCCGGGCTTTGCGGCGCTTCCTGTGCCATCGTAGGTGGTCAGGGTGTATGTTTCGATGATTTGAACCAGCTTGTCCGCATATTTCGGGTCGGTCGCATAGCCCGCCGCGGCGATTGCCCGGCACGCGGTTTTATAGTCCCGCTCCCCGATGACCGCTTTATAGCGGGTATTGCACGAAAGCAAGTCGGAATGATCGGCGACGCTTTCCGCCCAACTGCCATAGGCCCGGAAAAGGCCCGTCACGGTCGTAAAGGTCACGCCGTCGTAGCACTCTTGCGTTTTGCCGCTGTAAACGGCCCCGGTCCAGCTTGTCCCGGCCTTGATGCCGAACAGGGCGTTTCCCTTGACCGTCAAGCCGGATTTGCCCCAGCCGCTTTCAAGGATTGCTTGCGCTATCGTCAGGGACGCGAGGACCCCGCTTTTCTGCATATCCGCCGCGGCAAGTGCGCCCACCCGCTCGATGAATTTCTTTTGTTCTTGTGTCATGTGTATTCCTCCGTTACGGCTGAACGTTGTTCAGGTCAACGGGCATTCCCTCCGTTTCCTCCGGGTTCGCCTTTTTGATTTTCACAACGTTTTCCGCCTTTGCTTTCCACGAATAAAAGCCGATGACCGTTGCCGTCGGTGTCCCAACGTAGGCAAGGAAAACGCCAAGCTGTGAAGCGTCGAGGACAACAGCCCACACGCCCACGCCGAACCCGGCGAAATAGGTACAGAGGACTGCCCAAAGAACCAGCTTTGAACACTCTATCTTCCGGCGGCTCCGCTTGCCCTCTTTTCGTCGGCGGGGCCGTCGTCCGCTCAACAGCAGGACGGCGGCGAACCCGCCAACCAGCCCGGCGGCAACGCTGAAAAGATAAATCATGCCGCGCCGCCTTTCTTATTCTTCGTGTTCGTGCCGCTCCCGGTTCTCGAACGCATCAAGGCGCTTGTGCGCCTGTTTCGCGGACGCTTCAACAGCGGTCAGGCGCGTAACGACTTCAACGTTCGTCTTGCGCTGTTCCTTTTGCTCCGCCTTGATTTCGTCCGTGTTGGCCTTGATGTAGCCAATTTCGGTAAGAACGGTCGCGTCGCTCTTTGCTTCGTCGGCAACGTCCTTTTTCCCATTCCGGGCAAAAGCAACGTAGCCGAACACGATAGCGCAAATCGTACTAACGACGCTCAAACCTGCAAGCACTTCATTCATGTTCTTTACCTCCCGCAAATGAAGTCCCCGTAAACGCTTTTCAGTGAATACGGGGCGATTGTGGGCGGCGCTTCCTGCGAGTGATAAACCGCGCAGTCATACGCCCAAATCAAATAGCGCGTTGTGTCCTCCGCCCAAATAGCAAGCGGCATAATGAAAAACCACAGCAGACCGAACACCGGGCAGATTTGGCCCAGCACGTTTCCCGGCTGATTGCTGTAATCCCAAACGCCCAGCCCTAACCACAGGTTCAGGACACACCCGGAAACAAACTCTACCGCAAGCACGATAACGGCCCCGATGACCGATTGCACGATGACCGGGGCGCGATAAAAGCGCGGGGCCTGATTGATAGTGCCAACCAGAACCCCGCACAGCCCGCCTACAACGAACATAGACGGGTGGGAGTACCCGCGGAAAAGCGTTTCAAATACGACGTAAGCCGCGCCCAGCGTGGCCCAAATCGTCAAGATACGTTTCACGCGTCGCCACCTGCTTTCTCGATCAGCCGCCATGCTTGCCGCAAGGTCGGCGGGCAGGTCCGCGCCGTACACGATAGCCGGGATTTCATCAAGCCCGGCCCGCTTAATCCACGCGTTCAGGTGGTTGCAGTAAGTACGGTGATAGAAGACGTGGGCGGTCGCGGCCTGTGCAAGCGCGGTGAATTCCTCCGCGGTATACATACGGCAAAGTTCACCGTCGGCGTGGTACGGCACTTCCTCCGCGCCCTCCTTGACCGTCTGGAACTGTGCCATGAGTTCGGTTTGGTCGTGTTCGGTCAGGCTGTAATGTGCGCCGCCCACGTCGATTCCGGCATAGATAGCCGCGGAACACGCAAGGCCGATTTCGGCTTTCTTCGCCGTGCGGACCTGCTCAACGTCGTTCCAGTCCTGCGGCGGGGTCACGCCCAGCCGCTCCAACTTCATATCACGAATGCTGTCTTCTCTGTGCTGAATGCTCATTCAAAGTTACCTCCCGCAGACGTAATGAAGCAATCGCCCGTTGCCTTTCCGCGCTTTACCTTGATGCGGAAATTGTAGCCCCAAGCGCTCGCCGTTTTGGTGGTGTTGGAAAGGAAGAACTTACTTCCGCTTACGACGTTCTGCGTCACGTCCTCCCACGTCGGGGAAGCGTCGTTGCCGTTGTTGCAGACTTCCACGGTGAATTTTGCACCTGCGGGAATTTGACGCACGACAGACATGATACCCTTTGTCACCATATCATCGGCAGTAAGCGGGGTAGCAAGCGTAAGTTCGATTTCCGTTTCGTTCTTCGTGAACGTATACGTCCGGGTCGCGCTTCCGCCGTAGTTGTCCGCCGCAACGATTTTCAGCGTATGGGACCCGTTCAACAGCTTCACCCACTCTGCGGCGGTGATGTTGAACGAATAGTTCTGTCCGCTTGTCGCGGTGTAGGAGCGCTTCTGCGTGCCGTCGATGTACTCCGTCACGGTCAAGGTCTGCCCGCTGTCTTCGTCCGTTACGCTGTAACTCTGCGCGAACGCGGCGGTCTTCGCTCCCAAGTTGGAATCTGTGCCGCTGATAACGGGCGCATGGTTGTTTACCACCGTCCGCGTCGCGCTGGTGTTGTAGGCGCTTTCCGCGCCCGCGCTGTCATACGCCTTGACGCGGTACGTAATAGAGGTCCAGCCGAACGTGATTGCGTCGGTGTAACTGCGGTTGATGCCCTTGTATACCTGCGCCCATGCGCCGCCGTTGACCTGCCGTTCGAGGATATAGCCGGAAAGATTGCCGTCTTCGTCCGTGGAAGCCCCC